TCGTTACCGTTGCTTCACCTGATGTATGAGTATATGCAACTCCACTGATAGTAGATGTTGTAACACCAATATTAATAGTTACATTATCTTGTGCTGCTGCGGCTGATGAAGTAACAACTCCCGTATATTGAACAGGACTCTTACCATCTGAAACTAATCCAAATGTACCAAAACTACAGTTACTATTAGCAACATCTGCTTGTCCTCCTGTATGACAAGTAATTGCATCTTGACAACAAATAGTAAACACAGAAACTAACTGAGCATAACCTTGATTGGTTACTGCAACTCCTACCCCACCTTGATTATATTGAGTAAAAGCATCTACGTTCATTGTCTTAAGTAATCGTGCCTGATTACCATCAATTCTTATACCTGTTCCTGTAGTAGTATTACTTGTACAGTTTTGAATGTAAGGGCCTTTCCATTTACCACCACCTACATTTTCTGCAATTTCACTGGTGGGGAACCCAACAGCAGCTGCAGATCCTGTATGACCACTAAAGGTCATGTTTGCTAACTTAACTCCTTTTCTTACTGAGAAGATATCTTTATGTGCAGAACTTCCACTTACATTAACTGATCTTTGATCATCACCCACAATTGATATATTTGCACCAACTTCGATAGGGTTTGTTTCCTGATAATTACCAGAGAGAACTTTAATAGTAGAACCTGACGTTGCCACTCCTACTGCACCTGCAATTGTTAACTTAGCATTATCAATTGATGTTCCATTATTAGAATCACTACCATCTTTTGCAACATAAAAAACATTCGGTGCAGAGTTAATACCCGATGCACCTGCATCAATAGTTACATTATCACCAATAGTAACTTGAGAATCCGTAATCGTAACATCTTCATCACCAATGGTAATTTTATTAGTAGTACCATCAATTGTTACAGATGCTCGACCTATGGTGAGTATACCGACCACACGAGCATCACCATCAACATAAAGTGTGGTGTCACCTGCACCAATCCTAACTGTTCCGATGCCACTGGGAGGAACAATAGTAACAATACCTGTGTTTACACTTAAACCATTATTAAGTATTTGAATACCTTGTTGAAAAGTACTAATACCAAGAACATCTTGATGAGTTACATCTTGATAGGTTATCGTACCACCAACATTTAAATTACCACTAAATGTACCAGCAACACCAGAAAGAAAATTAGTAGTTATTTTACTACTAAACGTAGCAGCAATACCAGAAATAAAATCAGTACCACCAACACTAGTAGTACTTCCCCCTAAAGCCGTGCTTGCAATACCAACTAGTTTTAAATTTTCATCATATATTAAAAGATTACCCTCTTTAATACCCTGAGAGGTTCCAGCATAAGTGGATATACCAACATCATCTAAGGTATCAAGTCTGACAGCACCACCGCCCCCAACAGTGTATAGTTGTTGCTCAACTCTGTTTACAAATAATCTATAATTTGCTGCTAGGTCTTGAAGAGTAGCAAACTTTTGATCAGTTGGTGTAAGGGGATCATTACCTTGTTTAAGGGAAGGATCAGGAGTTAAAGGTCTATTATTATAGATCTCTGTAAGATCTTGTTGCTGTCCTTTTAGTTCTTCAACAATTTTATAAAGTTCAGCAATATTAGTGGTTTGATCTGTATACCTTTTATCAAGACCATATAAACTTTTCTTTAACTCTGTAATATTATCATCATAATCTTTAGGTTTAGGAAGATTAGAAATTTCTTCCTTTAACCCATCTAAGTAAGACTTAAGAGTTTCATTTGACTCTGTGCTCTTATTATAAGACTCATCAATCTGTTTCTCAATATTTTGTTTTGTCTCATTGAGTTTGCTTAATATACTTTTCTTTAACTTTCTATCATCATCTTTATAAGATCTTTGATACTCCCATATTTTAATTGCAGACTCTCTTAATTCTTCATATATTTTATCTTTGGCTTTCTTTAATTCTTCAATCTCTACTCTTTGTTCAAAGTCTTTAAGATCTACATTTTCAGTTAATTCCTCAAGATCAGAATCAAATTTAGTTTTAAGATCTTTGATATGATCTCCAACCTTAACAAAATCATCATCAATTACACTAAAGGTTTTTCCAATCCATGAAAAATCAGGAACCTCATTAACCTCATTTACCCATTTTGGGAAAGTAGGAATTTGATCTCTGACTTTATCAATGGTTTCACATATTGCCTCTATCTCGCCATCATAATACTTTGGTGCTGGAAGATTTTTTATCTTCTCTTCAATCGTATTTAATTGATCATCATAATATTTTACTTCAGGAAGGTTCTTAACTTCTTCTCTTACTAAATCAATTTGCTCACATATTGTTTCTACTTCGGTATCATAATATCTTACTTCTGGAACCTCTGGAATACTCTCTCTTAATTGAACTATAGACTCAGATAATTGTCTCAGTTCTTCATCATAAGATTTTATTTCAGGAATGTCAGGAATACTTTCCCTAACATCATTAATAAGACGTATAACCTCAGTTAAATTTTGTTTTGGTTCTTCTTTCTTTTCTTCTATTTCCTCTTCTTCAACAATATTAAAATTATCTGCTATTTCTTCCTCTGGTCGTGGAGTATCCTCTTCGATAAATGCTTCTACTGATGGTAATTCTTGCTCAGTTACTAAATCTTCAACTGAAGGCAATTCATCAGAATTATCTTTATAGTCTTCTATAGACGGCAAATTTTCAATATTGTCTTCCGACATGTTATGAGTAGTTTCGGTACTTTGGGATTTCTCTCCCTCAACTTATTTATCGTCTTGGGGAAGTCCAGTTTTGAGAAGTTTAGCTAGTTCTGCTGTGGATCCCACAAACAAGGCATTATTAACAGTATTTGGGCCTTTGGATTGTTGTTCTTCATTTACATCTTTAAGTTTTTTCTGAAGATCCATTAATTTATCAGTGGCATCAGAAACACTCTTAATTAACTGACCTGCTACTTCATATGCTCTCGGCATGTCGCTCTCTTGAGCAAGTTCAAGAATTCCGTCAATTGCTTCTTGTCCTTTTTCAATGATAGAATATAAATTGCCTCTTGTATACTCATAATCTCTAGTTATATCATCTTTTGTAAGTTTATCAGGTTTTTGTATTCCAACAGGTTCTTTAACTTCAACAGAATCCACTTCTACTTCAGTAGGGGATATATTGAAAGCATTATCTAATTTTTTCATTTTTATAAGAAGGATCCATCAAATCCAAAGTCATCTCCAATTTCTATTAGAGAATTAGTTGTGGCAGTAACTTTATTGACTGCAGCACCAGAAACGTGTGCAGTTGGTGCAGTTCCATCTTGACCTCTCTTAACAACCAACTTGTTACCACTCTTCTTATCAACATATATTGACTCACTATCAACAATTACATATGTATTAAGTTCAATACCAGAAGAATCGTTAACCTCCATTAGAGTACCTTCAACACCCATGTCTTCAGATAGATTGGTGGTTACATCATTATCATAAGC